CTTGAGTGTTTAAAATGTAAGACATTAACACTCTTGTTCTATCCCATTCGTTAGCATCTTGTTTTTTCTTATAAACAAAATATCTATAATAATCTACAAAAGTCATATCCCAAAAAATATGCGGTAATAAACCCAAGTCCATTACCGCACAATCCAAGATATCATCCCAAGTTACTTTTTTTTTTCTTGTTTGTCATCAGACATCGCTTTAAATGCTTTTATCATTTCTTGCGTAATCTTTAAACAACTTTCGGTAAAGCACTTAATAACTTGTAATTGAGTTTCGTAACTTAAGTCATCTACCCATTCTACTACATCTTCGTAACTGAAGTCTATAATTAAACTTTTACTTCTATAATATCCAGTCAAACCTGAATAAATTAAATCAGCTACCATTTGTAACTGACTATAATTTTCTCCAATTTCTTTAATATTACCAATATCACTACCGCTTATCCTTGTATAAGTTTCAAGCGAATAGTTAGAAAACTTTAACTGCTTTACTTCTCCGTTGAGAGTAACTTCAATAATTCCGTTCATAGTTTGTGTTTTTATTTATGCGATTACTGTAAATGTTGGTGCGCCTGAACCAGCAAACTCAATAGAGTAAGTAACTACATCTTCCATTGGTGCTGAAACTTCGCAAGAAGTAATGTAAGCACTTTGAGTAACTGATGTATTACCTGCTATTAAGTTAGTCCAAATGATTTGAACTAAAGTTCTGCCGTTATATGCAGCAAAAATATCTGTTAAATCTTTATTCGCTGCAACAAAGTCTGCAAGACCTTCTGCTGAATAAGTAATATCTCTTAAACCTGGCATAATTTCTTTCCAACCTGCTGATTCTTTAGAAGTTGTTTCGAATACATCCTGATTCATTGACATCGTAACATTTGTTAATTCTGCTAATTGCGTGTTATCCATTTTTAAGATTTGCGCTGTGCCGTTGTAAACTGCCATATTATTTTATTTTAAAGTTAATTAATCTGTTATTGTGTAAGTTCCTGTGAATGATACTGTATAAGATACCACATCTTCCATTGGAGCGTTTACTTCTATACTATCTACATAAGTTAAGCCTGTATAATAACCAACAGGTATAACAGGATTAGATATTAGTATGTTAATAGGTGTTCTTGCATCGTAAGCAGCAAACAAAGTAGTAATACCTAAATCACTACCGCCTTCAGCAAAATCTACTAAAGCATCAGCCGTAAAAGCAAAATCTCTTAAGCCTGGTATAGATACCGAATAACCTGCTGATTGCTTACAAGTAGCATCTATCATAGCATCGTTTAATGTTATAGTTACATTAGTTTGACACATTAAAGGAAAATCCGTATCTGCATCGTAAAGTAATATATCCGAACCGTTTAAAACACTCATATTCCTTGTTGTAATTTAAAAGTAAATCTTATTAATCTTCTTACTAAAACTCCTGTATCAACAAGTTGTTCAAGTGTATTCGTACTCTCCATTAGCGTTCTGATTACATACCAATCAGGTAATAAATCCAAATACCCATCTTGCCTTGTTCTAACTAACTCCATCACTTCGTTTGATATTCTATCCGATAGTAATTTACCACCAAAAGAGTTGTCAAACCTTGTACCTACCTCAATTAAAACGCTCACTTCTTGACCGTATGATTGCTTACTACCCTCGCTTAATTCCGTTGAATTAAAAGTAGAAAGTAAAATATATGGTTCAGTCGCTGCTGCTAATACTGATGCCGAATCAAATACTGGAACTTCTTGTAGGTCTATAACGATTGCACCGCTTAACCTCTCGTAAAGTTTTTGTCTAATAAGTTCTCCGACATCTTTCATTGTACAAATTTACGATTATTTACTAATATTTTTAGCTATTTTTCTCAAATCGTTTAAAAATACTTTCTTGTATTTTAAATAAGCTGGAATCAAATAAGGTTGTGGTTGCATAGTGCCTTCTCCGTTTACATAAAACTGCATAGCGTAATCTTCAAATCCTAATGGTATAACTTTATTTTTACCTGTACCAAACTCCACATAAGGAGCGTAAGGCGCAGCTTGTCCACCAAAAGCAACAGTTCCAGTTAATTGATTACTCGAATAACTTGTATTTCCTGAACCCCTTAAATACCCATCCAATACAGGAACATTAGATAATGCTTGAGCGTATATTTGGTCAGTATTCCTTACAACTGCCGATTTAGTTTGTAAAGTAGCTTGAGAAGAAACTCTTTTTAAACGATTTAATACTTGAGATGTACCTCTAATTTTCATTATACAACAATAAACTTGTTATCTTCAGTCATTAAGTTTTCGTAGAACTCGGTAATTAAGAAGAAAGTCGGGTCTATTAATCTTCCCAAAGTAGTCATTATAACTATTTCTTTTTTACGCTCATCAGTTACTTGGAATGCTTTAATAATGTATTCGCCACTATTATAAACAATCTTATTGATTTGTGATAAATTAGGATAGTCATCATAACGAATAGTAAACTCGTAGATATTGTCTAAAGATATTTTACCATCTTCTAAATTTCTAAAGCCTTGTTTTGCTCTTATCTTTGCCCAAACAACCTTTTGGTCTACAAATGTACCAAAGTAACCACCTGTGCCATCAGAGCCAGTCTGTAAAGTTTGTATTGCGATTTGATTCCTTAAAACTCCTGCCTTCATTAGATACCAAATAAAGTGTTTCTACAATATGGTTGTGCTTGTCTTTTAGCATCCGAACTTAACTCGTATGCCTGGTCATAAATAGAGTAATTTTCCCTATTCTCGTAATCAGTAGACACTTGTTTTAAAATGGCTAATTTTAAGCCTTTAGGACAGACTGCAAAGCCTGCTTCGTACTCTATTGTCAAACCAACGGTAGAATAAGCCTCAAGCATCTTATATTGCAATCCACGAGCAGTATACTCAAGTTCTACATCATCATCATTCACAACCGAATCAATAAAAGTAACTGGCCCGTAAGGAATCTCCTGTGGAATGTGAAAGTAAAACCAATAAGCCCTTAAGGTTTTTTCTCCTAAAGATAGCCCTGTAAACTTCTCTATTCGCTCCCTTGCTGAAGTAATTAGTTCTTCTATTAGGTCATTCTCCGATTCCGAAGAAATACGCATATAGTCTTTAGCCTCTTGCAAGGTAACTGGCTCTACTGCAAGGTCTGTAACAATTTCCAATTGGAACTCACTATTTATCATCTTCTTTTATAGGTTCTTGAATGTCTAAAACTTTTTTAAGTTCTAATAAAGCATCAGCTACTAATTTTGCATCCCCTAAATTAAATACTCCTTTTTGTGTAGCAATATCAAGTCCTTGACCTAATATGCCAAATATTTGCTCGTTTGTCATTTTGTAAAGTTAGTATTTTTACAAAGAATCCCAAGCAAATTGAGCAAGATTTCTAAAGTAAGTATCAACACCTAAAACCTCATCAGCCGTAGGGTCATTAACTTCTAAAACACATCTCCAATAGCTTGAAGCAATTACTACTTCATCTTTAACAATATCCGTAGTTTTACGAATAGAAATTGTTCCGTTTTCGTTTACATTAAATTCACTAATGTATGTTATTTCTTCTATCATTTTTTTATTTATTTAAATTATACAAAATAAGTGCAAGAAAACTGAATTTCAGAATTGTTTGCAAAATTAACGTCTGTAATGTCTGAAGATACTCCTAATAAAGTTGTTTGCGTAAAAACTATATTTGTAGAATTAGTAACTGCAAGTAATTGTAATTGATTAGCAAAACTTATATTATTAAATCTTATACTTCCCGCAGACCAATTCCCTTCAGTATTTGCAATAGTGAAAGGTAAGCCCGTAATTGCAGCAGCACCCGTAGAACTTCCTTTGTTTACAAATGAAAAACGTCCATTTACTGTTACTTGCCTACCTATTTTTGTATATGTTCCAATATTACTAAAGTTAGTCAAACCAACACTTCCACCGCCAAAAGCTATTCCTATAGTCCAAGTTCCTTCTTCGTAGTCATCTAAATTATTAGCTGAAGCACTTGCTACTTGTGTAGCTGGAAATTGAATACCACTTGCAGGAGCAGTTGCACCACTTAAAGATAAACCTGTTCCAACACTTACCGAAGAAGAAAAAGTTGCTGCACCTGTTGAAGCAATTACTAATGGTGTTGTTCTTGTACCACTTAAAAAATTTCCTGTGTAATTAGCAATCCAAAATTCGCCTGTATTTCTACGACCAATACCCCAAGCACTATTACCATCACCTGTATTTGAGAATCCAAAGAAATTATCTCCATCTACTGAAGATGTAGTCATTTCTGAATATACATCATTTGTATTGCTTATAGTTAATTTCCCACTCACTCTTGCAGTACCATTTACATCTAACTTGTAGCCTGCATCTGTGGTTGTGCCGATTAAAACATTACCCGCAGATGTAATACGCATTCTTTCGGTAGAATTAGTACCTAAAATTAATGCAACATTTCCAATACTATATAAAAGAGATTCGTTAGCCGTACCTAATCCAGATGAATAATTATAACCATTAGTACCAATAAAAAGACCAGTTCCATTAGCGTTTTCTGTTCTATAACCTATAGATTCATTTGCTCCGCCATTATCTCCAAATATGTAATGTCCATTTCTACTATTCGTTGAAATATAAGTTGATAATTTAGCACTTGGAGTAGTAGTTCCTATTCCTACATTACCATTTGCTTTTAAAGTCATAGTTTGTGCAAAGCTAATAGTATTACCAGCCGTTCCACTTGCAGCACTTACCCATAAATGTTCTCCATCTGCTTGAAAATATCCACTTG